GTAGGGGTTGGTTTATAAGTTACAAGTTTCTTCCTGGTGTTGGTTTTTATGGCTTTGGTCTTTACCACATGATTGGTGGTCTAGGCAAAGCAGCCACAGGCTCATTGAGAGCATTGCTTGACTCAGCTGCATTCGCCAACATGCAAGGTGGCTTCAAACTGAAAGGCAGAGTCAGCGGTGGCGAGATTGATGTCAATCCTGGAGAGTTCGTTGACCTAGACGCAACTGTTGATGATGTCAACAAAGCAGTCATGCCACTCCCATTCAAAGAGCCAAGCAGCACTCTGTTCCAGTTGATGGGCTTTATTGTTGAGTCTGGCCAAAGGTTCGCAAGCACATCTGACATGAATGTCGGTGATGTCAACCCGAATGCACCAGTCGGTTCAACAGTGGCTCTGATTGAACAGGGCAGCAAAGCCTTTTCCGCAATCCACAAGCGTCTGCATTATTCTCAGGGTCAAGAGTTCAAACTTCTTTCTCAGGTCAATGCAGAAAATCTTCCAGAGTCTTTCCAGTTCGCTGTTTCTGGCACAACACAAACAATCTATGCGGCTGACTTCAATGATCGGATTGACATCATCCCTGTGTCAGATCCAAACATTTTCAGCACAGCACAGCGGATCGCCCAAGCACAGGCCATCCTTGAAATGGCTCGTTCAGCTCCCCAACTACATGACTTGTATGAAGCCTACAAGCGTATGTATGAGGCGATCCGCATCCCCAACATTGACGAAGTTTTGAAGAAGCCTGATGAGGCACCACGCACTGACCCGATTGATGAGAACATGTCAGTGATGTATGGCAAGCCAATTAAAGCATTCCCAGAACAAGATCACGAAGCCCACATTGCAGTCCACCTTCAGTTTATGCAAGATCCATCTCTCGCAGGCAATCCAGCAGCCAAAGCGATGCAACCAATCCTGATTGCGCATGTCGCAGAGCACATTGCGTTGTTGTATCGTCAGCGTATGGAATCAAGCATTGGCGTGCCGTTGCCGAACTTGCCGAATCTGCGTGATCCGAAGTTCAAGTTTGAGGACATTGATCCTCAGATGGATATGCTCATTTCTCAGAGAGCTGCACAGGTCGTTCAGCAAGCACCTCAGATGGCACCAATCCGTGCACTGCAGGCAATGCAGCAAGGCCAAGGCCAACAGAATCCGCTACAATATGCTCAGCAGTTGGCAGAACTTGAAGCAAAATCTCTCATGGAAAGGACACAAGCAGAGATCCAAGCAGACCAAGCCAAAGCCCAGTCTGATATTCAGATTGATCAAGCCAAAGCCCAGCAAGACCTACAGATCGCACAGATGAAAGTGCAGGCTGATCTTGAGGCAAAGGTCGCAAAACTTGAAGCAGATCTGCAACTTGAGCGTGAAAAGAATATTATGAAAATGCAAATGGAGGCTAATGATGGCAATGTCTGACACTGAAATGGCTCTGGCTCTTGGAGCCAACCAACTCGCAGCAATGAGGCCAGTTGATCCTGGAGCATTCAGTGGCATTCAGCCAAACATGGCTCCTCCGATGGGTGGTGCGATGAGTGATCAAGAAGCGATGATGATGGCGGGAGCGATGCCACCTCCACCTCCAGGAGCGATGAGTGATCAAGAGGCAATGATGATGGGCGGTGCAGCTCCAGACCTCAACTCTCAAGAAGGCATGATGCGTTATCTTCAAGAAAAAGTTCGTCAAATCCGTGAGCGGACAGGTGGCGGTGCGATGAGTGATGCTGATATGGGTGCTCTTGAGGCTGTCATGCAATCAATGCCACAAGGCAATCAGCCGATGCAACGCCCAGCACCAATGATGCCACAAGCAGGACCACCGATGGGAGCACAAAGATAATGGCCATTCCAGGAGTAACCCCAACACAAGTCTTGATGAGTCTTGACGAAACTGATGATCAAGGCAACATAGGTGCAGCTCTTGGATATGGCTCTCAAGCAGAAAAAAATTACAGATCGTCGCTAGGTGGCCAAATGGCTCCGATTTACGGCAAGGGTGGTTATCAATACGCAACCCTCGCACCATTTAATCAAATCTTCTCTTTAGACGATGATACGAGCGATGACACAGGCTCAACAGTTCCCATTCAAAGACCAGTTACAGACGATGGCGGGTCTTCTTCAATTTTTCAAGACGCAGCAACAACAGCACAAAATTTGGTGCAAAATAGCCCAGCAAATCAAACTACATATGGCCCAATCACAGGCATGGTTCAAGATTATATAGGCGACGCAAACATTGATGTCCCTTTTGTTGGCAATGTCAATGTCCCGAATGCAGTTGTCAATACAGCTCTTGACACAGTCGCTAATTTTGGAGTTCCTGGATTAGGAATACTTTCAACAATCGCCAACCCAACTCAAGTTGAGACATCTTGGGGAACGCCATTCAACACTGGTGGTGGTGGCCTGATAGGCGTCGCTGGCCAGCTGTCACTTAACAATCTTGAAAACATTTATGGCGAAACTCAAGCAGAAACTCCTGGATACAGTTTTTATGCTCCTGGTGATCTTCCTGGAACCAGCACACCCATTGGCCTGAGTCCTGGATTGTTCGGATTCGGGACTGTTGTTTCAGGCAACACAGACATGATGCCACCTCAAGCAGACTTGAATCTTGATGGTGTAATAACTGCGAGTGAAGTTCAGGCTTTCGCTGACCCTAACTCTCCAGGAGCACAAGCCTTCCAAGAGATTGAAGAAAACAAGGCAACAGCCAACCAACAGCTGCAAAATTATTATTCAGCCCAAGCAGCAGCAGGTGAAAATGCTTTTTATGGCGGTTCAGTCGTCACAGACAGTCAGGGAAATGCTGTCACATCAATCAATCAAGCGACAGGCGAAAGCGTCCCTGTGACCTCTGGCGGTGTTTATGGTGCACCACCTGCCTCAACAACTTCTTCTTCAATGACAAATAATGATATTGTTGATGCGATCGTTTCAGGGATGAACAATGCTGCAGCCAACCCGAATCCTGCAGGCTCTTATCAAGTTGCTAGTTCAGGCAACATCGTCAGCGATGCAGGGTCAAGCGACAGCGGGATGTCAAGTTCTGAAAGTGCAGCATCAGGCGGTTATGCAGAGACTGTTTCGGGTGGTGGTGAGTTCGGTGGGACTTCTGGCCCAGCAACCTCCGCAGCATCCTACAACGACAAAGATGGCACCTCTTCATCAAAAGACGATGATGGTGGCAGCTCTGGCGGTGGCGGTTGTGTCATTGCGACCCATGGCGTCATGACTGGTGGCTTCACATTGATGGAAAAAGCCAAAGCCGAGTTGTGGTGTCAAAAAACATATCACGGCAAGTGGTATGGTGAAGCATTCCGCAGAGGCTACAGAGCAGCAGGTCAGCGTTGCATTGATCAGGGCAAGGCTCGTGAGCACTATCAAGAATTCAAAGATTTTGTCGCCTATGGCCGTGGCGTTAAAAAAGGCTGGGGATTGGCATTCAAATATTACATGCGGACAATCCAATTTTTTGTAACAGGCTTGTTCATAAAAGGAGACTAACATGGCTGAAGTGAATGTAGAAAATATTGAACAGGCTGAAGAACTGTTCATGGAAAAGATGGGCTTTGCTCGTGACACAGAGGGTCTTGATTTAAGCGATGATCAACTGGTAAACTTTTTGATGCTTTGTCATCAAATGGAATATGGCGTTGGTGCAGAATCAGAAGACGAAGAAGACTATGACGAAGAAGAAATGTCAGAAGACGGCATGAAAGTCAAAGTCATCAAAGTCAAAGGTGGCGACATGCGTTCAATCATGGACGAAATGCTTGGCCATGGTGGCCCAAAGATTATGGGTCAGTAATGCCAGTCAGAAAAGTAAAAGGTGGCTACAGATGGGGATCATCTGGCAAAGTCTATAAAACGAAGGCAGCAGCCGAGCGTCAAGGACGAGCCATCTATGCTTCTGGCTACAAAAAGAAGAAGAGGAAAGCCTGATGGCCAAAGGATTGCACTATATGAAAGACGGCACGAAGTATCGTGGCGATATCCATAAGCATCGTGGCGGTATCATCATGACAGGCAAAACAATGAGCAAAGATTCAAAGCGTGTTTATCACTTCAAAGATCTTTCTCCAGACGCAAAGAAAAAAGCGAGGAGCAAAGTTTGATTGATTCATGTGTTTTTGTTGATGGTGTATTTAGGGGTCGGAGATGAGCGTAGACTTGTTAGCAATGACATGTATTTTCGCGATCTTAATGATTGCAATTGGTATGCTCGGAACATTACAAAACGATACGGAAACTATCAATATTCTGACCGCATGGATCCAAGGGACAGAGTCACAGCCTATTGCTTACCTAAATATGTTGATGGCAACAGCGTGAGGATTTACTGATGGCAAAATACAAAGGACGCACAGTCACTCTTAACAAGCCTCGCCGAATCGGCAAAGGCGAGCCATCATACGGCAAAAAGAAATCAGTCGTTTATGTCAAAGATGGCGATAGAGTCAAGCGTGTGACTTTTGGCGATCCGAATATGCGGATCAAAAAGAACCAGCCAGGACGCAGAAGCAACTTCCGCTCTCGGCACAATTGTGATAACCCAGGACCAAAAACAAAGGCACGCTATTGGTCATGCAAAGCGTGGTAGTATAATGGCAAGAGCAGCAATCAAAAAAGTAGCCAATGCAGAAATCCGAGCAGCCAAGAGTTTTCTTGAGCGTAGAGGAATCAAGTCAACAGAGGTCAGCCCACGCAAGTTCGCAATGGCTGCCAAAGAACTTGACAAAGGCTTTCAAGAAACATTGCAGGTTCTCGCTAGGGAGTTGTCAGGAGGCCAAGTTTAATGGCTGAGGCATTCCGACCAGATGGCAGATTAAATATCCCGACTCAGGCTGCAG